ATCTTTGAGTTGCTTGATGACGAGTGGTCTAATACTATAATCCACCTAGTTCCTCCTTTAGCCTCTCTTCGATTTGTTGTGTGATTTGTAGGATTTTCTGTCTAATCTGTTCTTCAGTCAGCCTCATCATGAAGCGTCCTTCTACCCAAGGATTGACCAAGCGCTTGCCGATGGCAGGGACGTAACGCCCCACCTGTTGGCGGTGTCCGCTTTCAACAAAAGAAGCATATTCCATAGGGTTGAATGCGATAACCTCGTACACGTTCCCATTTTTGCTTACTTCTATCTTCCATGATTGATTTAACTTACCTGTTAAGCCCTTTGGTGTTCGTTCCTTAACCTCTTTCAAAAAGGCTAGGCCGATATCTTTAGCTGCCTGCATAAACTCAGAGTTAATAATTGCCTGAGCTCGTTCAAGTCGTTTCAAGAACTCTTGAACATCACTATCATCATAGCCACTCATGCCGTCTCACCACAATTTCTTGATGTGTGACATAAACCATCGGGTCTTCACTGGTCAGGTATTTCACACCATCCACGATCAATTTACTACCAGCTTTGATAGCAAATTTAGGCGAACAGAAAATCTTGTGTTCTGTCTTGAGTTGATGCGCTTCGTTCTGCTCAGTATTCACTAAGTTACGAACAGAGACACGACAGGGAACTTTCTCGTAGATTTCTTTGAATTCTACAAAATCAGCTCCATTTGGTTTCGTACCCTCGACAGCAGCAAACACATCCATCTTTTTATCATAGGTCCATTCAATGCTTGGTGTTGCCCGAGATAGAACATCATTGATATTCATCCTACCACCTCAACTTTCTGAACCTCTGTAGCTGACTGGTAAAGTCCAACAAGACACTTTCAGCACGTCTGGCAAGGTCTGACTTCCCCAATTCGACACGAGTATCTCCAACGGAGATATTCTTGCCTTGGACAGCTTGGTCAGGATTACAAACAACATAAACCATCTGAATAGCCACAAATCGCAACTCTAAAGGAAAATCTTCACGATTGCAGTAGTTAAGAATGTTCTGCATGACTTCATCGACCACTAACTCTTCTGGATAGCATGAATAACGTTGTTCGTACAAGTCAATTAAGGCTTGCCTAGCATCTTCATTATGCTTTTGGATTTCTTCCAATGTCCTCTTCTCCATCAGCAGAACCTCTCTTTCTACTTATCGTCCTTAGCGGATTTCTTAGCTAATTTGTCAAGCTCGGCCAGAGCATTATCACGTTCAGCTAGAGCTTGGTCACGTTCAGCAACTACTGCTTGATACTCTTGAATGGTATAAGTACGTCCGCTGGTTGCTGACTCTACCACTACATACTCACCGTCCTTAACTTCTACCACATCGTAGCCATCTTCCAAAAAAGTAACTTTTTCAAACTCGTCAATGTTGAGAACACGATTATCTTTCTTTACTGTTAACATTTTCTATCCTCCTCTTTAAGGTGCGACGACAAAGGCTAGACCTTCATGCTTAGTCTGGAATAGCAATACATCATCGTAAGATTGTTCGTAGTACAAGTAGTTACCGCTTGAAGCAGCACTTGGTGCGTCAATTCCTACAAATTCATATTTTTGTGGCGCTGCCATACATGGAATATGAATCAAGAAGAAATGGATTTGTTTAGCAGTTGGGTCAACTTTAGCCCCGTTTGTGAAATTGTACAAGGTCTTCATGCGGTCAGATGGAATAGCTGGCTCAATCGTCACATCGTCCAAACGACCAATAGAACGGTCAATCACTGTACCTTGACCGTGGATATTAACAGTACGACCAAATTGCTTGATGTTCTTGATCATACGTTTTACTGCTGGCGTACAGAAAATAACACGACCTTCTGCTGGAACTCCAGCTTCGTCCATTTGTTCCATCAGTTCATCGAATGTTGCGAGGAAGTTCTCCTCAGTCAAATTCAATGACTTAATTTGTTTACTTTCTGTATCAAGTGCTTTCTTACGTGAGAACAATTTAGATACCATGAATTTATCCATTTCTGGAACTTTTTCAGTATCATTGAATGTTTTAGTAATGTTAGCAATCGAAACGACATAGTTGCTTTCATCAACATCTGATGGGTCTACTAGTGTTGACCAGTAACGCTCGTTTGTCAAGGTGTATGTTTCCCATTGATTTTCATAGTTAGCGTCAATATTCGTAATCGTGCGACGTGTACGGTCTTTACGTCCTTCTTTAATCAAAAGACGTGGTACTTTTACTTCTTTAGCCCCTGTGAACTTCAGAAGTGTGTTGGATGGAGAGTTCCAAAGTTTGTTAGTGAATAACAATCCGTTTTCACTGTAACGGTTTTGCAAACCTTGTTGATAAGATTCTGCATAGTTCAATGTTGCTGGCATATCTGTTCCTCTTTTCTATTTTTTGATTATAGATCTGACGTAAACGCATTAATCATCTGCGTTGTCAGGTCGTTAGCAACTGTTTCTTCTTGTGTTGTCCCTTGTGGTTTAGCACCAGCGATATGTGGTTCTACAGCCTTTTCTGGAGCAAACAAGAAGCTTTTAGATTCCTTCAAAGCCGTCAACTGTTCATCTAATCCAGTCACTGCTCCGTTGTCACCTAATCCCAATTTAGACTTATCTAGTAGACTAGACACGATTCCAGCGTCATGAACCTTACCACTCAAGCGCATTTCAATAGCATGATCTAACTGCATTGTCTTGAGTTGTTGTTCATGTTCCTTCTGTTGTGTCTTGTACTTGCTGTCCAAGTCTGAGTATTTTTGTTGTAGTTCAGCATTGCCCTCAGCGTCTTTCTTGAGTTGTTTCATGTCCTTATCACGCTCTTTCAACTGGTCTTGCAAGCCTTTGGCATTATCTTCTGCAGCAGACACCTTTGCTTGTAGGTCCTGTGTTGATTTCCCGTGTTCAGACATAACTGCTTCAACTTGTTCTTCAGTCAATCCTAACTGTTCCAAAAATTTACGGTTCATTTCTTTTCCTCCTGTACGTTTGTTTAACGTGGCAACGACCACGACATTTTGGTAAAGTAAAAAAGCCTTTTAACGCCATGCCCAGGGCGAAAGAAAACCGCCTCGATTTCGATGCGGTTAGGTTTCTAATACAATATCTTCGGCAGTTCCTACATAGATATCTTTAACTTCTAATTCACAATCCAAAAAATCAATAGGAGAATCTCCTTCCAAATACTTGTTTTCGTGATATACGTGAATATAGTTTTCTTCACTCATTATTTTACAAATTTCTTTAACTTTCATTTTAGATACCTTTCTGAGTACGAAAAAAGCACTTAGATTTCTCTAGGTGCTTTTTTCGTATTATAATTTAAGTTTTTTACAAAATTCTGTTGCATCCATATCAGGATTTTCTCGTAAAAATGCGAGCAGTGCACTACCTCGAGACTTATCTTTAGATGTGGTAGTGGAATCAATATTATATGTACGAGTGTAGTCGTCGATGAAACTATAATCTACCGAATCTTTTCTCTTGTTAGCTAACTGTTCTCGAATATTGGCAGGATAGAGGTAAAAAACTGCTTTACCTATTCTATGTAATTCATCATCACTAGCTGACTCCAAAAACGAAGCAATAGACTTTAGAGATACCCCCTGTGTAAAAACTAAAATATCAGCTCTAACACTCGGGATATCTTGAAATGGTTCTAAAAATTTTTTTTTAATCATCTTGTAACTCCAAACTTATCAAATTTAATCCTGATGAATTTTTATCTACGGATATAACTTTAAATTTAGCAGATGGTTTGATAAGAAATTCTTTTTCTTCTGGCATATCCGAAAGCTCAGATATGTATACTCCAGATTTAGAACCTTTTCTTACCGTAATATCCAATAGATACCTTTCTCCGATTCCATCATTAGAGAAGTTTAATGCTTCTTCTTTCGCTAAACTTGTACTCATAAAAGCCTTGTCGATTACAGTAGTCTGACCGACAATTAAGTTATTAAAGTATGATTGTTCTGCCCTAGTTCCACGATAAGTTATGAAACTTTCCTCAGTCTTATAGCTTCCAAATACGGTTTCTAACTTTTTGGAAAGCTCTAGGTTTTCTTGCAAATATCTTTCAACATAAGGAATTTCAGATGCTTCAATTCCCATTAAACCATTTTTTCTGTATCCTTCATAGCCTTGCCTCATCACGGAATTTATCTGCTCATGTGGAGACATGGTGTAATTGAAAATAGCATCTTTTTGTTTTTCGTCAAGCTCATTATACCACTTCTGATAAGATTTTTGTTTCTTAAAGAAATCATCTATTTCATTTGGTTTATCAGCTACAAAAACCTTGTCAGCCACTTCTGGCTTAGATCCCTTAACACCTCTAAGAACAGCTTCCCCTTCACGCTCCCATCCTGCAAAGATTTCGTCCAGAGAACGTTGCTCAATGGCTAGTTTTACTGAGCCGTCGTTTTGCAAGATATTGAAGTAAGGACTAGGTTTATCAGACTTAACTGCAGGCCTGATAGTAGAACGGCAACGAACATGAAATGGCGGTGCGGTTCGACCTGGTTCATATTCTTTAACAGAATGAACCTCGTGATTTTCTAACCTGCATATCTCACTTGTACGACTGTCTAATACCGCTACGATTTCGTAGTGGTCACCACCTAATTCCTTAATAGTATCTAGCGTTGCAAGGTTGTTGTAAAATGTCGTCTCGGTTCTGACAAGCGTATCTGCTCGATGGTAGGCGACTCCTGTACGTTCAGAAAGAGCCCTAGCCATTCTATCAATAGACCAGCCACCTGTTAGACCTTTATTGATTGTATCGCTGATAGATTTATAAACAGCTGCATCATGCCCCCACACATTCGTTGAGAATGTTTTACCACTCCAGTTGCTCCCCATCTTATGCTTTACTGCATCGACACCCAATATTGGTTTCTCTATGATTCCGAAGTGTGCCAAGTTCTTAGCTTGATGGATTTTACCTTTGATGTAGACGTCGCTCAGAGCTTCTGTGACCTTGTCATGTATGCCCTCTGGCTTTCCGTATAGCTCAGCCGTCAGACGCTCAATTTCGGCAAGCAAAGCCTCCTTGCGACTGATACGGTGGCGATAGCTCAACGCGTCCAACAAAGGTGTCGGTGTGTCAGGATTTAAAGCCATCTCACGGAACCTTTCAAGAGTTACATGCTTAAACTCTCTACGCTCTTTATCTGTCAGATATTGCTTGGCCTCTGCGTGAGTCATTTTATTATCAACTG